CAGCGCAGCGTTGCCCGGAAAATGCGGAAACGGACGCGTATCCCACGCCCAGACAAACATCCGGTCCGGATCCACCATCTGCCCGTCATAAAGCGTGGCTTCCGGATTGTTCGCCGGATCGCGCCAGAACTCCGCCATCGCCCGCAGATACTGCATCTGGATCAGATCATCCCGCGCGCCGTTGGAATACTTCGGCAACGCACTTTCCGACGACTTCGCATCCAGGAACTTGTTCGGCTGGTTCGTCGCCTTATCCAGCGCCGAGCATCCGATCTCGGTGAACCAAACCGGCTTCGAACCCGGCACCCAAGCCGTTGATGCCGCTTCGCGCAGACCACCAATTCGGTTGTGATGCGTATTCGACCACCACGAACGCACGTCTTTATACCGGTAAACCCAAGGCTCACCGTAAGCCCCGTCCTCAATCGGCGAACGGATCTGCAGCCCCTCGGATGCGGCGTTCCTGTAATACCAGTCAAACCCCTCGCCTCCGGCGATGTTCGCCTTCAGATACTCGGGGTTGTGAACCGACCGCCACCCGCTGTCTGCATGAGTATCCCCATCCCGCCAGTCACTCAGTGGCATGTAATTGTCGATCCCGACGAAATCGATATCATTGTCCGCCCACAACGGATCAAGGTGAAAGAACACGTCGCCCGACCCATCCTGCGGGTGATAGCCAAAATACTCCGACCAATCGGCGGCATAGCCGATCTTCACGTCCGGCCCCAAAATCGCGCGCACTTCGCCGGCTAGCTCAACCAACTCCGCAACAGCCGGAAACGAAGCCCCGGCCCCACGAATCTGCGTCAGTCCGCGCATTTCCGAGCCTATGCAAAACGCCTCAACACCCCCTGCAACCGCACACAGCGTCGCATAATGCAAAATGAACCGCCGATAGCTGAACCCGTCCGAGCCGCTGTATAAAACCCGGTCGCCATCCATGACGAAGTCTTCCGCAACAGCCGTCCCGAAAAATGCGGAAACCTCGGCCGCCGCCGCCGCCGAACCATCCACCGACCCACTTAGCCCCGGTGCCAAAGACGACGTGATCCGCCCCCGCCAAGGCAAAGCAGGCTGACCCACGGCCCCCGACCACGGATCAACCAGACCATTCCCGGCCAATTGCTCCATCAAGATAAACGGATAAAGCATCACTGCCTGCCCCGATTCGGATGCCGCCCGGATCGCCTCGACAACCGAGGTATCCGACGGGGTGCCGCCATAAACCGGGCGATCCGCCTCGAATGGCACCACACCTGCATCCGCACGTGCAACGCCCGATACCTCCCACGGCATTTCTGCGCCGTCCGTCTCGACCTGCTCGACCTTCGGGCGGATCTGACACGTGCCACAGCGCAAATCGTCCCCGAACCACGACACGACCAAGGACGCCGCCCCACATCCCGGCAACTCCTCAACCAGAGCGTCCAGCGAGGTCCGGAAATCCGTCTCACCTGACGGGGAATTCACATTCGCAGAACGGCTCCGCCCCTGTCCCTCGTCAAAATGCACCGCCGTGGTCGCCAAGGCGTATTCGCCGGTCCCCGGAATCATCGCGACCGCGCGCACATGCTCTGCGGGATCTCCCGCACCGGTGCGCATCACCTCAAACGTGAACTGCGGGACACGGTTGCCAAATGGTGCAAGGGCCAAGTCTTCCAGCACGACATAAGCCGTTCCACGATATGCCGGGACGTTGCCCGCACCCTCAACAGCTTCCATCTTAGGGTCCGGAAGTTGCGTGATGTTCCCGGTGTAAACCACCATATTCACATCATTTTTTGAAATTTCCGCACCATCGGCCCAAATCCGACCTACCCTCGAAATCTCTCCCTCGCACAGGGCAATCGCCAACGAGATCGAATAGGAAAAGCTCTGCGTTTTCGGCGCACTCGGCGCGCCCTTTCCGCCTCCGGACGTACTCACACTTTCCATGAAATCCGTCGCCCAGATCACCTGACCCGCCACACGGATGCGCCCATGCACCTGCGCCACCGGTGTCCCCTCACTCGCCCCGGTCAGACGAAACCGATCGATCTTGCCAGTCTGCACCGTCCCCGAGCCTGACCCCAGAATTTTGCCGTCAATGACCCGCCCCACGGTCGCGCCAACGGCCCTCCCCAGCACAGCCGCGCCCACACCAAGAACCGATCCACCAATGCTCGAACCCACCGCCGCACCGGCCGCAGAAAGTAAAATCGTGGCCATGGGGCCTCCAAAAATTAGGGGTTTCGGTCAGTCAGAAACAGGAAAAGCAAACACACCGTCAATTCGTCGCCGCCAGGGCAACGACAACGCACTCTCCACCACGCCATGCCCCGAATAGGCATGCACAAATCGATCCGGACCCGAGCAAATCCCGAGATGCTTGGCCACCGCGCCGCGCCGCATTCGAAACAAAATTACATCGCCCGCCAATGGCTGATGGCCCTTGTGCAAAACCAGATGCCGCTCCGCCGCTGCGCGTAAAACATCCGACCTGGACACCTCATCCCAGTCGCCTGAGTACGCCGGGATCACCTCTGGCTCGGCCCCATACAAAGCCCGCCAGACCCCCCGCAAAAGCCCGAGACAATCCGTCCCGGCCCCCTTGGCCGAAGCTTGATGACGGTACGGCGTGCCGATCCACGCGCGCGCCTCAGCAACGACGCGATCCGCCATCATCACCTGAGACTCCCGCCTGTATTGCCACCAGAACGCGTCGGATAAGACACCAGCCAATCTTCACCTGGAAGATCAGGAAATCCCTGAAACTGATTGTAATTACTGAATTTTACCTTGCATGTCTCACCGCGCTTGTCGCAGCCCGCAACCAAACGAACCCGGTCTCCGGCTGCAAGCCCCGCACTCAGCACATCCCAGGTCTCAATCACGCGCACCTCGGCCACCTGCCGATCCCGCTTGATCAAACCCACGTCCCCGGCACTGGCCCCCGTCAGAACCTCGATTGGCCCCCGTGTGAACCACCCGTCACTGTGCCCGCTCGTATTCGCCAGTCGAAACCCCGTCCCGCGCTCGATCGAGATCACATCCGCTTCGACCCAATACGCCGGATCGGTCAAATCCACACCGCAAGCCGCATCGCCCAAGACTGCCCCACAATGCCGCTGATAGACGCGCCCGCTCGGCTGATTGAGCGCCTCCGCCAGGCCCCGCAATTCCGCGCGAAACGCTTGCCCCGCCCGCTCGATTTCCCCCAGCGAACCACGAAACACCAACCGGCGCTCCTCGACATTCGCCCAGTTAACTGACCAAGCCCGCACCGCCGCGCCATCAAACCGCCCGGCCTTGATGTCCGCCTCGCGAATGGCCGGATCACTCAACATGCCAACAGCCTCCGAATTGTCCACCGACAAGCCTGTTGTCTGTTCCACCGCCCGCGCCGTCATCCCCGAGGACGCGAGAAACGTGATCCCCTCAAACGCCAAAGCTGCATCATGGTCGGTGAATCCCAGTACGACACCATCGCGCCGGGTCACCGCCCAGGCCCGGCAAACGGTCGTCGCGCATGTCGCCAGATGCGCCTGAAACGCCGAGGCATTCATACCCGCACCTCAATGATCGGCACGTTCGGAATATCGCCCGCCTTGAAACTCTCGACCGACACCTGAATCGCGTCGATGTCAAAACGTACCGGCACATCAAACTCGAACCCCGCCGTGATCGTCGCCCCCGGCTCAGGAGCCTCCAGGAACTCCACAAATCCCGTGTCCGTCGCGACCGAGTAATCTACACCCTCAATCTGTACGTCACCCTGCACAGCCACCTTCACACTGCCCAGTACCGGCTTGGAAATGGGTCGCGCATAGGTCTGCTCCCCTGACCGATAGGTCTTCACCAACTGAAACGCCGTCTGCGCCCCATCGCCCTCCCCAATCACCTGATCAGACGCCTCAGGAAGCGCCAGAACCGGCCCCGACCGATAATCCGCCCAGTCCTTCCAGCGAAACCCGAACAACTGCCCACGCCGCGCCTCAAAGAAGGCCAGCAAAGCCTCTACATCCGTCAGGGACCGCATCCCCAACCCCGCGTCATACCGCCGACGCGAATGCGCCCAAGGCGTGTTGCGCTCTTCGAACCCGTTTGCCAGCGTCACGATATCCGTGCGCCGCTCCGGCCCGCCGGTCGATCCAAAACTCAGGTTCGCCGGAAATCTGATCTCGTGAAATGACATGGGAAACCCCTTCAAGAATTACGCTGACCACGCCCCAAGGCACGGCCCATCTGCGCGGCAATTTGCGTGCGACTACGCTGAAAACTCGCCGCATCCGACGTAGAAATGTTCATCACAACCGTCACGGGCCGTGCGCCCCCTTCCATCTTCACACCCAGCTTGCCATCCGCCCCCCGGCTCAAAGGCATGATCGCCTCCGGCCCCGCCTCGCCCATCAACCCGGTGCCGCCCCGCATCGGAAACGCCGTCGGAGACGACACGATCCCGCCACTGGCAAACGGCGTCACCTTGCCCTGACTGAAGGCTCCACCATGCGCGAAAACACCCGTGATGCTCTGCGCCAAAAGCCCGCCGATCTGACTTGTCACCGGCTTGATCGCTGCCGAATACGCCGTATTCACCACCGACCGAGCCACCGTCCCCAGCACATCGCTCGCCCGCATCCCGTCAAACACCAGCCCGTCAAACGCCCGCTTCAGACCCTTGGAAAGCCCACGAGACAGCGTCTCCGCGTCTTTACTCGTTTCCTGAATAGCGTTCTGCATCTTACTGACTTCGCTTGCAAAATTGGCCGTCACCGATCCGGCTTCCGCCAGAGTCACCTCTAACGCCGCCACCTGATTTTCAAAGCTGTCCATCTCATCCATCGCTCGTCTCCCTCACTTCATCAGGAAAGGCCTGCGCCAGTTCTTCCAATCGCGCCCGCCCCAAAGGCTTGCCCTGCCCGGACTTGCCCAAAAAGAACGCCAGTTCCGCCGGTGTCAGTCGCCAGAACTCTGCCGGGCGCAGTCCAACGCCGCGCCCGGCCTCCATCAATCCGGTCCAGTCAAACCGGCTCATGCGTCAGGATAAGCGAATGCGCGCACCAAGAGCTGCCCCGCCAACCGCGCCGCCTCCGGCGCACCGCCTTCGATCTCAACCGTCAGTAAATCCGAGGCATCCCCGCGCCAGCCACCGCCCCGCAAGCCCGCCACGATCAAAGCCAAGACATCACGCGTTGAAAACGCCCCCGTCTCAAACCGCTCAACCAAAGCCACCAGCGAGTCCGCCGCCATCGAGGCCTCCAACTCGGCCAATGCGCCCAGCGTCAGCTTCATCACATGCCGCGCACCGCCAAACCGGATCGCGACCTCGCCTTCCCAAGGGTTGCCCATCAAAGCGCCGAGAAGCTCAACGCGCCCGCCGAGGCCAGCGAGATCTCATAGGTCGCCTCGCCATCGTGCGACCCCGCATATTCCAGCGAGACCACCAGAAACGCCCCCTCGATGATCCCGAAATCCGGAATGATCACCTGAAAATCCGGCGTCTCACCATCAAAGAATATCTGACGGGCCCGCTCGTCGGTGGACGCGTCCTTGAACACCCCAGACCCCGAAATCGACGCCGCCTTCACACCCGAGCCGCCCAGCAACTCGCGCCACCCGCCCTGGCTCTCCAAAGACGTCACATCGACGGTCTCGGCGTTGAACGAAATACGCGTCGCACGCAGCCCCGCCACGGTTTCAAATTGTCCGGCCCCGGTCAGGTCCAGCTTGATCAACAGGTCTTTGCCTTTTTGTGCGGCCATTGGTTCGATCTCCGAAAATAAGATTGCGTTAGTCGTCTTCCACGATCGCGCGGAAGGTCAGATCAATGCGCCGGGTCTGCCCCGACCGCACACGGCGCGCCCGCGCCCGCTGAAACCCAAGGCACACCAAATGCCCCCGATCCAAAGTCAGATCAGCGTCGCTCAAAGCATCCGAAACAGCCCCCGCGACAGCCTTCGCCGTCTCAAAGCCCTCTGCGTCTGACACCACCGAAATCAAGACTCGATGCTCGGCCCCCGCGCCGGTCTGGCTCGAACGATCCCGCGCATCTTCCTCTCCAAGAACCACATACGTCCCCGCCACGGGCCCCGTCGGCACCGCGTCGTAAACTGCGCCTCCGATCAAACCCGACAAGGCCGCGTCCGCGATCAAATGCTGATAAACCGCGCGTTGAAGCGCGCCCGAGACTGCATAACTCATGCCGCAATCTCCTCATCCGCATAACAAATCAGATACCGCGCATCCGTTGCTTGGTCGGCCACCGCCTTGATAAGATACACCCGCGCGCCTTCCACAAACCGCTGCCCAGCCCGTGGCCGAGACGGCGCATCCTGCGGCATTGCACGAACCGTCACCTTGTATGGCACCCGCGCCCGCGGATACCCGTCGCCCTTCTCAAAACGCCCCAGCCGCGCCTCGACCTGCGCCCAATGCGTGCCCAGAACCTGCCAGTCGCCCGAGCGTCCACCCGCCCCGTCCCCGACAGCGTTCCGCGCTTCCAACACCAGCTTTCGCGACAACCGTGGCGTCATGCGCCACCCCCAAGCAGCCGCACCGGACGATGCCGCCTCAGAAGCGCCGACACCCCATGCGGCAGCGCTTTGCCGCGCTCGACCAAAGCCCCGCGATGCTCGTAAAAATGCGTCGCCATCATCAGAACAGCCTGCCCGATGTCCGCAGGCACCTTGTCCCACGTCGCACCGAAACCGGCCTCAAAAACAATCTCCGCCGTTCCCCCTTGCGGGATCACCGGCAAAGACCACCCCTTCGCGACCACATGTGGGCGGTAGTAGTCCGGCACCAACCGATACTGCGACGCCGCCACAATGGTGCGTGCGCCCAGAATATCCGTGATTGAAACTTCCTCCACCTGGAACACCGGTGCGACCGGCAGGCTTTGCCGCGCATAGTCGCGCCAGGTCGACAACGAGTAACTAAATCTGCGCGATAACAACGCCTTGCCGGTCTCAGCCTCCACCGCGGCAATTGCCGCGCGCAAGCATGTCACCAGCACCGGATCCTGCAATCCGTCATCGGCAAACCCAACTCCAAGTTGCAGATGGTCTCTGAACTCTGCGACCGGCAGGGCCGCTGCGGCCACCTCGGTCTGCTCAATCAACATCATGACGAGAACTCCGAAAATTCGCCCCTCACATCGGGAAGAGACGCGCGTCGACAAAGCCCACCGCCCCGAGGGACCAGGCAGCAAGCTTCAAAGCGCCGACGCGCCTCGGCTATCGCGGCCCCAAAGCAGGGACCACGCCAGCCGTCACATCTTGTTAAGAGGTGGCGAACTTCAGCAGCTTGATCGCTGCAAAGTCACTCACGTCCCCGCCTACGCGCTTGGTGGCGTAAAACAGCACGTTCGGCTTGGCCGAGAATGGATCGCGCAGAATGCGCAGGTCCGGGCGTTCGGCAATCGTATAGCCCGCGCCAAAGTCACCAAACGCGATCGAGAAGCTGCCTGTGGCCACATCCGGCATGTCCTCCGCGATCAGCACCGGATAGCCCAGCAATCGCGCAGGCTCACCCGCCGCCAGACCGTCCGACCACAGGAAACGACCGTCCGCATCTTTGATCTTGCGCACAGCCCCCGCCGTCTTCGAGTTCAGCACAAACGTCCCGTTCGAGCGGTATTTCGCGCCCAGTGCATAGACCAGATCGACAATTGCATCCGCCGGATTTGACGTATTGAAATCACCGTCCTCGCCCGTCGTCACATACCCCAGCGACCCCCAGGCCCAACTGTCGTTATCGATGCTCGGATGCGCAAGAAAGCCCTTCGGCTTGTCGATGCCGTTGCCGGACACAAACGCCGCAGCTTCGGATTGCGCGAACTTGTCGGCAATTCGACCAGCCAGCCAGCCCTCAATATCAAAGGCCGCATCATCCAAAAGACGCTGCGACGCCTTTGGCAAAGCATTCAGTTCATGCAAAGGAATGGAAATCCGCTCAATCGTCGGCGTGCCGGTTTCGGAAACGGACCCCGTCTCACTCGCCCAGCCAGCACCGACATCCGTGCTGTCGATCAGTAGATCAAACGACGTCGCCTCGACGGTGACCACATTCGCCGCCTGACGCAACGACGCCGCACCGCGCAGCACGTTCTTCACGCTCTCGGACGTCTGCGGATCAACCAGATAGCCGCCATCGCCTGCAACAGCCGTCGACAGCGCCTTGCCCTCAAGCGTCAGCCCGCGAAGGCCATCGTCCTCGCCAGTGCGCACATAGGCCTGAAACGCCTTCTCGTGCGGCGCTTCCGCTTCGGCGGCGGTTGCAAGTGCCGGGCGGCGGGATGGGGTGAAATTCGATTTGCGGTCCAACATGTTCAGTCGCTCTTCCTGTTTTTGCAAAGTCTCTGTGATGTCGCCGACAAGGCCCGCAAGTGCGGTCTTGACCTCGTCAGTGGCGTTTTGGGGCAGAGGCACACCGCCCCCGCCCCGAGAAGTCGTGTCGGGTATTGTCATGCGTTTTCCTAACTATTTGGGGAAAGTTGCCCCGGTCAGCCGCGTCGGGCTCCTTGGGAGAGATCACGGCGCGCGTCTTCAATCACTGCCGCAAGATCGCGCATCAGAGTGTCGTCCGGGCTCTCGCCCTTCGCACCCACTCGCGCTTCGGGAAGCATCGGGAAGGTGACCAAAGACACCTCCCAAAGCTCCAGTTCCGCAAGGCGTCGCCGCCCCGCATCGTCTTTCGTGGCCTTTACCGTGCGATAACCGATCGACAGCCCTTCAATCGCGCCGGCCTCCAGCAGCGCCGCCGCCTCGCGCGCCCGCGCTACATCCGTCAGCAAGCGTCCTTTGACATAA